TACCCTGAAAAACCATTTTTTTAACGATCTCCATGAATTCACCACCTTCAGCACTAATGCCAACAGCAGCAGTAAGAAGCCTGTGAATATTGGAACCTTCTCCGTCAAGGGTACTAAGACTTTCAAGGAAAGATTGATAATCTTTACTGGGATCGGATGTGACACCATCCACGAATAAAGCATACTTATCCAAGTCAACTTTTGATCCTGCATAATTTATATGTGGTTGTTGATTGTTATGTGTATTAAAGTCTCCAGACATAATTAGAATTTTAATGCGTCAAATTTACTGAGCATTTTGCTCTTATCAGAATTATACTCCACTTCTTGTCCACTGTCAATAATATCATCCTGTGCCCGTTGTTCACAATCATATAATTTCATCTTTGCACGATCTACACCTATCACAAATCTCTTATTTAAAGTTGGATCATGATAACGATTCTTCAATTGCTTGACCATTATCTGCCCGAACTCCTCCAACTCCTCCGTGCTAATAAGAGCAAACATAAGATCAGCAGTTGCGGGAAGCCCAAAACTTTCGCTTGTATCAGTAAGATCAACATCACTACTACCATAGCCAGAACGAGTCGTCTGAGTAGCGGAGACGATAGGTACATTAGTCTCAACTGCAAGACCACGGAGTTCTTCAGCAATCGCTTTAATATAGGAATACGAGTTGACATTGGAATTTGCCCGATATCTACTAGATGCACATATATTTAGATAGTCAATAAAAATGATATCTGGTTTAAATGACTTCTTAAGTGCAAGTTCATTCAGTAGTGCTTTGAAGTGTCCTGAGTGTGCTGATGCAGTTGGATATTCTTTAATAATTAAAGTTCCTTGTGTTTTCTTTGCAATATTAGTTACCTTGTTTTCAAACATCATTTCTGGTAACTCAACTAATTGTTGTATTGGAACATTTAATAAATTAGCATCAATTCTCTCTGCAATTTTCTCCTCAGCCATCTCAAGCGTGATGTATAATACGTTCTTCCCTTGGAGTAACACACTGCTTGCGACATGACACATAAAGAGAGACTTACCAACACCAGTGCCAGCAAGAGCAATATTGAGTGTTTTATTAGGAAGGCCACCCTTCGTAATCTTATTGAAAAAATCGAGGTCGAATTGAATTCGAGTTTCCTTTTGGTGATAGAATTTAAATCGTTCTTCATAGTCTTGTAAATAATCGTGTCCTACATTATTATCAAAACTAACTGCTAGTGCATCTGACAATATAGATGGAATAGCATCTCTAGTTTTTTTCTTTTCTGTCTTACCATCAGCAATACTAATTGATTCAACAAGTGCAAGATAGATAGCACGATCTCGACACCATTTTTCTGTTGTATCAAACAACCACTGAAGATCACTTTTCTCTTCGTTTAATTCTGTTACTAATGTAGTTATATCTTTAAATCCTTCATCACTAATATCATTTCTTTTTTCTGCTTCAATAATAATTGCTTCTTTAGATGGAAGATTACTATATTCAATAATAAATTTAGAAATTTCTTCAAATGTTACTTTCTCATGAACACTCTCAAAATATTCGCCTTTTATAAAGGGTAATACTTTTCTAAAATATTCCTCATTGAATATTAAATTTTTTAGAATCGTGGTTTCAATTCGTTCCATAATGCAAATAAGTGCTCATAATATATTTGGGATTACTTATTGGTGGTTCTCCCAAATGTGGATATTCCCACGTTGGTGGAAATATTATAACAGATCCTTTAACAGGAGTAAACTCTTTATGGTGATGAGGAAAAATAGTTTTACCACCTTCATCAACATTATTCAAATAAAATAACATAGCAAGACATCTCTTAGCTGACTTATGATCAATCACATCTACGTGTTCATCAAAACGATCTACTCCACCGACTTCATATTTTTTAATTCTAAATTCTTCAATATATTTAATTTTGGGTAAGTATTTTGCTGATGATATATCTTTCTTATAATTATCTAACGCTGTAGAAAAATAATTACAAAGATTTGATATAACTTTAGGATGATATCTATTTAAATTTAACTGTGTGAATGTAGGTTTTGATTCTTTATCAACTCTTTCAAAATTATCAGAATTTGTTTCATAAACATTGATTAGATAATCACATAAATTTTTTGGTAATATATTGTACTTACAAAGAACCATAACTATACTCTTCAACAGCAATATCATTTAACTTCTGCATTATATCATCAGTAAAATACTTGTCTGGATTCTTATATATTTCTTTTGCATAAACTTTCTTTCCATTCATTTCATATCTACCAGCCACATTCTTCCAGAGACCACCAAGTTCTCCAAGATCAAGAAGACCATAATACTTATCAAGACCTCGTTCATCATAATACAAACGAATATCAACAGTTTTGTTTTCTTTACTTAAACGTGATTTATGAGTCTTTG